TGTGAGGAAGATGGGAGTGCCACCATCTTCCTTGCAACGCTTGAACTCAATACCTAAACGGTAGAGCCAGTTAGAATGAGCTGACTCACGGCACTCTAAGCACTGACCGCACGGAATACGGAGTGCAGCACCAAAGGTATTACGGTAGGGATTGAGAAGAAGCGGAGATGTACACATAATCAGAACTACTTAAATTCAACAACAGCAGGATGTTTGACAACGAGAACAGCATGCGTTGTGTCAGAACGAACTATAGTAGAACGAGTCTGACTCATAAAGGAAGCATTCTTGCAAGAACAAAACATGCAAAGAGCACAGACGAAAGCGATCCAACAAAGCAGGATCTTGAGACTATCGATTTTGGAATTCAATGTGTTAGCCATAACTTTAATTTTTAAATCGCTGCAAAAATACGAATTATTTTCGAAAAAACAAATTATAGAACGATTTTTTTATTAAGAATATTAAAAGGTGACACAGTGTAACGGCAGCTCTCATGTTTATAGCCATAATCTATAGAGCTGCTCTTACACATTGCTTTCCATTTATAAAACGATAAAATACGTCGGAGGACTTGAACCTCATCGACGAATTGTGTAAAACACTGGTAGACAGCATGTCTACTCATTAGCAATCCCTTGGCAAGTATTCTACGTCTCCGAGCAAAGACGTTCGTTTCTGTATAAAGAACCATAGAAAAAGCCCTCTTTCGAGGGCTTCTCTTAGTTATTGATGTTTACATCGTAGTCATCAATATACTGGTTCTTAGTATTAGTAGTGTGTGAATATACCTTTGTTTTAGGTCCGAATCCACCAATCAAAGAACTACCAACGGTAAGAAGAAGTTTAGAACCGTTCAAGAGGAAATCACCAACAGAATGAGAATCAGCCATCTGGTCGATGATATTAGCAGCATTGGAATTGCGCATAGTCTGAATAGTCTGCTTAACTTGTGGAATCTGAGCAAACGTAAGAGCTACACGAGCACGCTCACCAGCAGTTTGAGCAGTAAGGAACTGCTTACGGTATTTGTTGAGATCAATATCCGAACTAATCTTACTAATATTAGCAAGAATGTTCATATACTGGGCTTGATCCATGCGTGCCAATGCGAACATAATATGAGGATTGTTCAACTTCATTTGTTCAACGGACTGCATGAGATCATAATGAACTTTGTAATATTCATTAGCTCGAATCTGAGTACGAATATCAGAAATAACCTTAGGAACATTGATAGCTTCAAATGATTTCAAAGGATTGGTCGTGACCACTTCGGGAAATTCATTATTATGATTTTTCATGTATGTAGTCACGGCAGCATCATAATCAGAATCATCCGCAAAATGTTTTTCACCATCGTCGCCAACAAAATAAGATTTAGAAGAAGCACGCTCGTAAGCATTAATGGTATTACGCTGAACCTCATTGTCCATCTTCTGTTTCTCAATATTCTGATCAAGCAAATCAGCTTGCTTGTCAAGCAGATCACGATATTTATCAGAGGTTTTAATCTCATTTTCAAGACTTTTACCAGCAAGAAAAGCGTTAATAAAATCACTTGACATAGGTTGATACTCAGGAACAGAGGTAGGATTATTTGAAGCCGACACGGTAGCAGTACCACCGGTATAGCCATTCATGGCAGCAGTACTTATACCAGCTTTTTGAAGTCCGATTTTTTGTAACAAAGGAGAGTCCTCGGTCAACTCTCGTTGACGTTCATATTGTAAAGTGTTTTGTTGGGCTTGCCACTTACGATTCTTGGAATTAAGATTAGCATTTGAACCCGAACCAATGATTGTATTTAAAAGATCGGCACCACCTTTAACCATGGCAGCACCAACAGCAACAGGAATAGGCATGATGTTAATATAAAATTGTTAACAAATGAGGGGAGAAAACTCCCCTCGTTAAATCACTCTTTGTTCACCTCAATCAAATCGTTTTTGAGATCCTCAAGCACGAATGTGTCTGAGATGGGTTTGAGATAAGTCGTGATGTCAATCGTGAACGAGGACTGGCTCATGAAGTTGTCATCAACAATGTCCTCTATAGAAGTATCAATAGGCTTATCTACGTTGTAGAACAGACGGTTGAAAGAGACGAACTTAGCAGCATTCGCCCATGGATAACGCCAAGAAGTGTTAGCATCATCGGGGGTAGCATAGTAGTTAGCATTATTGAAACGCACGGTTCCGAAATACGGAATAGTATCGAGACAATAAGGCAGATACGAATCACGAACAGATCGAAGAGCGAAACCACCGCTACGAACATTCTTCATAGCCTTAAGATTTGACAAACGGGGCATGTAGCCAAACGAACGACCATTAATCGGTACCGTAGAGGCATTTTTGTCAACAACATCGGTATTCTCAAAGAACGAAGAACGAGGCTCCAGTTCATAACCGATGCCGTCAAATTCTGGCAAAGGCTGCTGATAGAGAGTAGTAGCACAAAGATCATACTGATTACCAGTTGAAAGGCGAGAGACAGGAAGAACCGAAGACAGACAGATGAGGAACCCAAACTTGTCACGAGTGTCAAAATCACACTTTGAGGAAGTTTGACCATAACCTTGACCAGCAAGAGAGCCGAGGTTGTCACCAATGTCACCGTTTGAAGTCTGAGCAGTAGAGACAACGGTGTTGATGTTCAAAGTATTGTCAAAGGCCTTAACAAAAGACGATGCATCAAACATGTCATCATTGACTTGAGAACCAAGGTGAACACGGAACCAATCCTTAACAGACTGGCCAACTACAGAAGATTTCTCAACGAAGTTGTACAATCGAGCGAGAAGCGGAATACGATCGGCAGAGATACCTTGGACACCTGCAGTGACAGTCGGCAAACTGGAAGTATTAAGATCATAGGCAGGAATGTGAACATTTCCACTGACAGCACCTTGATTCAACTCGGGAATAGAATCGGTAGTATTGCCATTCTCAGGCTGATTGTTAATCGGATTCATCTGACAAGCAGAAACGAAGTCCTCGGACAAGGTAGAAAAGAATGGGAACTTGAAGACACCACCGTAATCAGTCAACAACTGATATGGGAACGAATGGATCATAACAGAGCTATCTTCACCGCGCTTGGTCGTATAGTTGTAATAGTCGCTGATGATGGCCTTATAATAGACGGTTGAATGCCAACTAAGGAAACGCTTGGGTTGGTACACATCAAAATAAGCCTTAGCGAAAGCGAGATAAGGCAACACAGACAAAGGAGTGCGATCAGTAGCATCCAGTGAATAACCAAGACCACGAAGCACGCTGTACCAATACCGACCATGCTGAGTAAGGCGGAAGCAGCCATAAACGATTGGCGAAGATGAATTGGTTTTTATCTGGATAATATAATCCGCATTTTCGGGAGTTATAGAAGTATCAGAATCATCGATACAACGAACTTGCGATACCGAACCATGATAAGAGTAGCCAGCAGTTTGATAATCACTCTCAAAGAGAGAGAACAAAAGACTTGCAAGGGCAGACTCACTAAGATAGAGAACCCTCAAATCCGGTTGTTGCGGCTCTGGAGCTACAGCCGGTTTTGGTGCAGTGATTCGATTGAAATCCTTGTCAAAACAAGCATATGTCGAATAATTGGCGAGCAAAGAAGCAACCAAATCCACATTTGAAATACATGGAACTTGATTAGGAGTGTAGGACTTAGATCCATTGATCGGAGTGGAACTCAAAAGCGCATCATAAGCAGGGAACACCTGCGAAACTGGGACAAAGTTGACTTTGTTATCAACTTTCAAGCGAGCAAAAGAAGGCACAACCATAGGAGCGAGACGCACCAACTGATCCAAAGACAGATTGACTTTAGAGTGAGCAGGGAGGAACTTGCAGAACAAAGGTTGAACATTTCCAATGCCAAACGTTGTATTATTATCAAACGTAAGGCGGTGGCGATAGTTCTTGCGAAGTGAATTAATCTTGACTTTCATTTTCTTTATCTTTTAAATTATTGAAGTGATCAACAACAGCGTCTGCAACAGATGCGACACTTGAATCGTGAATGACGGCAGTAGAGACTGGAGTAAGAAGACCAGCGTCTCGAAGATTAGGAAGTGAATACTCCATGAAATCGGGAAGCGGAGTAGAGACTTCTTCCTCGAGACCTTGCGAACCAACTGAATAAGTTGCAATAGTGCCAGTTTCACGTGGAACATGATTAGAAATATTTCTGAACATTATAGTAAACCTTTAGACATTAAACGAAGTTTTCTAACTTTCTGATAATCAGCATAAGACTTAGCATTTTGAACCTTGTGAACATGGTTTTGAATGTCGAAATAAATATCAACAAAACGCACCAGTTCGGGGATAGGCTCGAAAGAACAGAACACAGCATTGAGATCAGACTTACGACGAGCGGAATCAGTCATAATCAAAAATGGATCCAGTTGAGACAATCGAAAATCTACATACGTTTTCAAATCGAGATCTAAGGAGGTCGCATATAAACCGAACAAATCCTTGGATCGAGAAGACAGATGTGAGTAAATCCAGTTGAGATAAGCATACTTGTAATCGATATGAATATTATTAACCATAAATTGAAAATTCTCAGCAGCAATAGCAGGATTCTCGTAAACCTCGAGAAAGTCCGATGGGTTGAGATTCAACACGAAGTTCTGAATCTTATGAACCGTATTGAAGAACGAATTGCGAACGATCTGACGATAACAATCTGAATACTCGGGTTTTAAGACACGATAGATCTTACCATCATAATTCAACGTAGAGAACGCATTTGCCTGAATATAGTATCTGGGCAGCGTGACAACACGATGACTAAAATAGTCAGTCACACCATTCTGCAAAGCATTCAAAAGTTCAGCAGGGCTAAACGTCTGAGCACCAAACGATTTGGAACATTTAAAGAAAGGAAGATAAGAATCGTAACACTTTCTATACGTCTCCGAATAGAACTTGCGAATAGACATATACTGCTTGACGATAGGGACCTTGAGAAAATCGAGATCCTTAGTGATGTACTTAGATGCATATTTACCACATGCACCACTCTTAGAGATGAGCGGTGTAGTAGTCTTGCCATGGTTGTCCACGAAGCAACGACGATAGTCATTATACTTAGGGAACATGAAACCATAAGTCCAGTGTGAACGACACCAGAGACAGAAGTCCAGCATTTTTACATCATTGCGTAACAAGAAGATACAATGATAGTGAGGACGCTTGGTGTCAGAGCCAAATTCAGAAACCCAAAAGAAACGATAGGAACCAGCACCGTAAGTGTCAAACATATGTGCTTTAAGCGTATTCAAGAAATTAGAGACATCTCGTTTATTGAAGCACGAGACTGGAGTCGATGGCAGCGCAATAGTTTTATCACCAACCTTTTTCTCAATGAATATACCAAAATTCGATTTTGGCAAATGGAGATCGTTGTAAGTGAATGTGAGGAAGATGGGAGTGCCACCATCTTCCTTGCAACGCTTGAACTCAATACCTAAACGGTAGAGCCAGTTAGAATGAGCTGACTCACGGCACTCTAAGCACTGACCGCACGGAATACGGAG